TAGAAATCCACCTGGCTCAAAAGGGTTTTCAACTTCAATCTTTGATACTTTAACAGACTTTGGATTATTTCCTTCTTTATCCCAAATACTGTCACCTGCTAAAGGAACTTCTTTTGCAGGGATTGACATAGTTGTTTCTGGTTCTTCCTTAATACCCATCTTTTTTGCTTCGTCTTCTAATTCTGCTTTTCTACGCATAACTTCTTTTTTAAGTTTTTCGTCTTTATGAGTGTTTGGATCCATTTGAATATCTTGCAATGCTTTTTTCTTGGCCATATAATCTTCTTTGTCCTTGAGAGATGTCGAGTGTGAAGATTCTTCTACGCCTTCTTCTTTATTATTCATTACTGCATCGTAATCTGCCATTTCTTGTTCATCTGGCATTTCTTCTGCACTTGGTGTATCCATATCCATTGCTGGTTCTTCTGGACCCATATCCATATCACTTGGTGATTCTGGATCTAATGCTGGCTCATCTGATGCCGCACCTAATTCTAATGTGTGCATTCTAGCCGCTAGACTATCAGTCATACGTTCATACGCCTCATAGGATTTATTGTGTTGATTAGAAAATGTTAATGCCAAATCGTGAATTGCATCACGGGCATTTTTACCTGATTCAAGTTCTTGTTTGAGTTGTTCTGTAGAACGATTTAGGTAATCTTCAAACTCATCATTTGAGATTACAAAGTTCTCAGTTAATTGTGTAAGTTTCATTTTGCATCTCTCTTTATCATAGGACTCTTAACAGGTTTGTTATATACTAAATTTCCAACACTTGGACTAAAACCCATTGCATATTCCTTTTGTTTCTTTTTCTTTTTAGGTGTCAAATAACCGAAAGGGTCTACAGCCTTTCTGGCATCTTTAGCCTTTGTTCCTGGTGTCATAGGAAATACGACACTTGAAAAGTTACCAGAAACTATGCTTTCACCTAAAATATCAAATATTTTCATAATACTATTTATCAAATTAATTAGATTTTATCCCACTTGGAAACAATGTTTTCGCCATCTTCTATTAATTCGTGATAATGTGGGAAATGTTCAGCAAAAGATATCTTTCTTCTATCTTCTAATTTCTTGAATTGTATCCAGGCCTCGCCTTTAATATTAGGGTCTACAGGACTTTCTACAATAGATTTCATAGTTTCCATAAGTGACATATACTTTTCTTTTTGATACATATCTACTTCCATAGAGTTTAAGAAGTCTATTTGTTCGTCTATTGCTTTTGCGTGATGAGGTTCCAATGCTGATACAGATAAATGAGCAGGATTATCTACCCAATTACTGTGCATATGTATCTTATTTTTATAATTATGTAGTTTTAATTTATCATCAAGATATATTAAAAAATCTTTAAAATAAGGCAAACTTAAACTGTTATGGGCACAACCAAATCCAACTAATAGATTAGGTAATTCTTTCCCCTTTTCAAAAAACAAGTCTAAGTTTTTATCCCAAGTATCCCATATTAATCCCCACCTTATAATTTCACTACGTTTTCCTATGGCCTCACCTGATATTTGCATATCATATATTATGTTTGGAGTTCTTTTAACAAGTTCTATGAACCTATCAAACTTATGTCTTGGAAAATTCATATTAGTAGTAACTGTTATTACTACCTTTTGCTCTGACTTAGGATCCATCTTATCATTTATGTTTACCATAAATTCTTCAATAAACTTATACATATGTTCAGTAAAGAATGGTTCTCCGCCTAATAGACTAAAGTTAACGTGTTCTCTATCTTTTAAAGAATGATCCCAATATGAATTCAATATCTTAATAACTTTATCAAATATCAAATCTTCTGTATCAGGAAATCTTTGACCTAATTCTTTTTGCCATCTTGTGCTAGACCCACCCCAACAATAAACACAAGCCATATTACATTTGTTTGTTAATTCTATTTCAATGAATTTCATATTATCAAATCTTCTCATCTTTTGATGAAAAGCAATTCTTTTTTTAGGGTGTTGTAAACTTTTTCTTAAATCCCTTTTCATATGAAAATCATAATTTTTTGTGTATTCAGTTCTTACACTACGTCCACCTGCATCTTCTGATTTCCAACAGAAAGTACAATCTTCACTACGTGTACCACCACTAAGTTCCCATTTTCTTCTTTGTAGCACAGGGTGATTAAAAAGAAAATCTTCTGTTAAGGTATCCAATGTAAATGTTGTTGCATCTTCATCTTTTTTATTCATTACAGTTTTACAACACCATTTTACATTTTTACGAGGTAAAG